CATTCGAATTGACCTTCACGAAACAATTGAGTTCATATCTCACACAAAGAGGCGCTACACTGTACCTGTAAAGCCCACTCGGGAGGAAACTCCTTGGGCTGATAAAGTGCAGAATAAGAGTATCCACAAACCCTGTACTCTTGATCTCTCTGGTGTAGATACAACGAACTTTCCGACTTTCACTACCAAGAACGGCCATGAAAAACCCTCGCAACTTCTTCAGCAGATCAACATGTTTGAACAGAAAACGATTCCGGAATGCACTGAAGCCATGACCTACGCTGTTGACGCATTGAAGGCAAAGTACAAGTCAGTCTACCCTTCTTTGAGTAAATGTTCAGAATTTGAAGTGCTGAACGGCTTCGGAGCTAGCCACAAATTTCCCAAAAGTTTGACGCACATCTCAACCACTACTTCTGCTGGATTCATTCAGCAAGAGTTTTTGGGTGCGGATCACAAAGGGGATATTGTCGCCTTCGAGGACGATCAGTTTGTTGTCAAGAAAACTCCAGCAGCAATCCGAACCATGCACAGAACCCGTCTCATGGAACGTATGATCAAGCAAGGAATCAAACCTCTTACCTTCTACAAAGATGCCTTAAAATCGGAACTACTTCCGGCGGCAAAAGTTGCAGAGGGGAAAATCAGACTCTTCCAAGTCTGTGGATTTGAGGAATATTTCCTAGCTCGAAAGTACTTCGGAGAGTTTGTTGGAGCTACTCACCACCACAGAGATCAGCTACATGCGCAGATCGGACTAGATGCAGTAAAAGACTTCGGAAGTCTTGCTGAGCGTCTTCTCAAAACCAGCGATGTCGGTGAGGATGGTGACTTCAAGCGCTACGACAAGAGCCTTCCCGGCTTCTTGTTGAATGCAGCGATTGATGTTATCAACTCCACTTACAACGATGGATGTGATGACGTAAGGAAAATGATCGGTGAAATGATGGTGTCGTCTTACCATGTGTCTGACGACTTCATCTACCACAAGTATCAGGGAAATCCTTCCGGAAACTTCCTGACCACGATCATCAACTGTGTCTGCAACGATCTCATGATGTATGCCACACTCTACCAGGCGAGTAAGAATGCAGGAAAGCCCGTTGACCCATCCAACATTGACTGGGTAGACAACGGAGACGACATCACTGTCGTTATCAAACGTTCTGCACTTGACTTCTACAACTTCGAAATCAGACAGAAACTTTACAAGGAACTCTTTGGAATGACTTACACTCTGGCTTCAAAGGACGACAAGACTGTGCTTTTCAAACCTTTTGATGAGCTCACCTTCATCTCTCGACGATTTATTTGTGAAGAGAACAGATGGCGAGGCGCACTGAAGAGGGAAGCGATCGACAAGATCCTTTGCTGGACGATGGAGAATGAGCCCCGGCACATAGCGTCCCTTTTGGACAATGTTATGCTTGAGGCTGCTCTACATCCAGCAGATGTTTTTGCCACGTATCTTTCTGACGTGCAACTTGCACTACGATATCACCCAGTCGCGGCTCTCTACATGCGTCACCTCCTCCCGCAGGGGATGCTTCGCAAAATAGCTGATGGTGTATCGGTTGCTCTTACTGAGCAATATCTGTTTCTTGAACAAAATTCTGAAAGAGACGCAGAGGGCTCATCAGATTGTGTTGACTTACGCAAACATACGCTTGTTCCAATCATCTTTACAGACAGAGACGATATCGAAGGACCAATGGCTAACGCAGTTGCTCAGTTCTACGAATATGCGGCGAAAGAACGCCTGCAGACGGAGGTTTCTTTCCGATCAGTCGGAAAGGAGTTCGAGTGCACTGTCCGTGGAGGTGACCGTACGGTTACAGCCACGGCAGCAGTCAAGCGGACTGCCAAGATGCATGCTTGCGGACACTGGCTCGACCAGGAGTTGGCGCCTAACAACCGAAAGCTAGCAATAGCTATCGATGCTAAGACGCTTCCCCCCGGCCAAGTCAAGATCGAAGTTTGTGCAAAAGGAGGAATTGCTTCTCGCGCTCAAGCTGCACGCATCATCTCTCCCATCGACGAGTCTCCTGACTTTGTCAAAGGGAAGGGAATCAATGAGTGTGTAGCTAATGCTGTCGAGGACTACATCCAGCGCTACATCAAGACGCGCATGCACCTCAACTCCGATCCGTGGTCAGAGGCTATGCCCTATCGCACGACGGACCGTCAGTACATGTTCAACCAGATTGCTGAAAAGTACGAGAAAGACCGCTTCTTCAAG